CGGCAACGCTGACAGGCTCGGTAGCCGGTGCAGCATACACAACATAACTCATCTATTAAGCAGGTGGGTTAGCTGCTGGCAGCAATTGAGGTACAGTTATTGCAATCACGCACAGCAACGCGGCGCCAGTGTTATTTGCTGGTGTGATCGTGCAAGTAACGTAACGTTTGCTGCCCTTGTAACCGATCTTGAAGCATTTATCGTCAGAGCCGAATGTAAAGCTCGCCAATGCTTCTGTTCCAAGCAAATCCGCATCCGCAACAGCAGATGCCCCAGACATTCCGGAATCGTCGCTCTCCTCAATTAGCACCGTAAATGTCGCATCAGCATCAGCTAATGATCCAGTTGCGATTGCGAAAACCAGCGCATCGATTCCCTGCATGTCGATAATTTGGGAAACCACAGCCGCATCACCGGTCGCATGGTCATACGGACTAATTCCGCGCTTTAAATTGATGCTGTTGAATAAATCTGTTCTCATTTTTCTCCAGTGCCATCACGGCATTAGGTGAATAAAAAACCCGCTCAAGGCGGGTTTGGTAGTGACTACTAATTAAACTAAGCTGCAAATTTCAAGAATTTCACGGCTTCAAAATTTACCGCGCCTGATCCAGTTCTCTTCGTGCTGTAAAACACAATGTAAGGCTTCGCGGTGTACGGATCGCGCAGAGTTCTGATACCGATCCGGTCGATAATGGTGAATGCTTCGCGGAAATCACCAAATGCCAGCGATAAAGAATCAGTTGTCAGAGTAGGCACGTATTGATCCACGTTCACAGGATAGCCATTCAAACGATCTGGCTGGCCCATTTGCAAGGACGGTTCCCACAAATACAAATCACTGGTAGCGCCGCGCAATTTTCTCAGCTTAGTACGAACTTCACGGCGCATCAGCCATTGAGCATTCTGCAAATACTGATCTTTGAATGCGCCAATCAGATCAAACAGCGGATCGGCTTTTGTGGTTGAGTTGAAATCGCCGTTTGTGCCGGTTTTTACATGCTCAAAAACACCCCACGCGCGCGAGTCGTCGGCAGTGGCTGCGGTCGTGTAGCTGAACAGGCCGCGCGGCTTACCTGCGCCGTTTCCGGTAGCAAATGCTGTTCCTTCAACCCGCGCGAATTTATCCGCCACTTTTGCAGCTAGCCATGCCTCAACATTCATTGCTGCATCATCAATCAGTTTCTGACTAATTTTCGGCATTGCGTACAGTTCGTACGTTTCAATCTCGTACTTGCCGACTTGCGGAGTTGAAGAATCGCTTCTGGTTCCGAGTTCAGATACCCAGCCAGCATCCGCCTCATTATTATCGATCAGCCCCTCAAGCTTTTCAGTGCTGATATTTTGCACATTTGCAATTTTACGCATTGTCGACTGTTCGTAGATTTTTGAAACTACGCGGCCAACCGTTGATTGTGGCAACAAATAACCTCCGTCCGGATCTGAACCGGCTGACATTGCCTTGCGTTCATCAGAACTCAAAGAGTCCATCGTAACGCCGCCCATCAGCTTAAAAAACGCCGATTTGTAGTTTTTATAGCCGTTCACATCAAAGTCAGCAGGCGCGGCTTTGCCTTTGCCTTGATACTCTGCGCGCATCATCGTGTTGAAACTTTTAACTTCTGCGCCCAGGTCGTTATCTTCTGGAGATGCCGCGCCAGGGGAAGTCATCTTAACCATGAAATCTTCTATTTTCTTCCGGTCATCGCCAAACTTATCCAGCGCATCGCTGATAGTTGCAACCTTCGATTCAAGATCGGCAACCGCTTTACCTTCTGCTTTGGCCTGAATCAGATCATTATTCGCCTTCTTGAACTCTTCCCAGGCTCTGCCCTGCTCTTCAATAATATTCTTAACTTCCGCTAAATCGCTCATTTTTCTGTCCTATAAAATAAAAAACCCGCCAAAAGCGGGTTATATTCACCAGAGGTTGCGCTTGATTAAACCAAGGCTTTCCCTCGTTTCTCAAGTGATGCCAACAGCTCTTTCACATCGTTCGCAGCCTCTGCGCTGGACGATCTTTTGATGCGCGCAATCAAACCTTTGGCTTGACTGCGTGATAGATTTGCTGCCTCTCGCAGAAAATCTTCAATTTCTGACAGCGATTCAAGATCATCAATGCTTTTCACCGCACCGACTCTCGCTTTTCCATTTGCGGGGAAAGTTACTAGCGATATTTCCAGTAAATCGATTCTCTTGATCGATCTAACCTGCTCTTTATCCTTTGTGATGATTTCCCATTCTTTGGCGAAATATCCGATAGATAGGCCATTAATTGCCGGTCTTGGCTGCATTTTGAGCAGCTTGTAGGCTTCTATGCCGCGTTGCGTGTCAGCTAATTGCCCGGATACCTTCAGCCCTTTCGAATCCTCTTCTAATGACGTGTACACGCCGATTGGCATCATGTCATCAGCGCCCATTCCCCACGCGCCATGCTGCAATAGCATGACCGGCCATTCCTGCTTGCCTGATTTAACATCATCGAGATACGCCGAGAATGCGCCAGGCTCAATCACATCATTGTAAGAATCTATGTTTTTAAATACAGCTCCGTAGCCGTCGAAACTCATCTCCGTTTCGTTCTCTGTCGCCGCAAATTTAAGCTCGGCCAGGCCACAATAAAAGCTTTTCTTTTCCATCATGCTGCCTCTTGTAGAGTTTGATTCTGCCCAACAATATTCGCAGGAACGCGCAGGTTGTCGCTGGTCGGATCACTGTCCGGATTGCGGTCAAGCAATGCCCGGCCCTCGTTCGGAGTCAGGATGCCACCGTTAACATACCCCAAGATAACCTCCTTGGTGGCTTCCGCCGATCCGCGCAACATGCCTTCCTCGACAAAATCAGAATAAATGCCAGCTTGCCGGTCTTTTTCTGTCAGAAGATTCGTGTCAATAGATTGCTCAAGGCGCGAATACCACGGCGCGAGAGTGTGTACCAGGTGATGCAAAAACATCTGCTCTGCGCTGGCATAAGTGGTTGCTTTGTCAGAATATCCAACCATAATCGGCAAAACACGCGCAAAACGGCATATTTCCTCGATCTGAAACCTTCTATTCTCTATGCTCTGAGCGTCAATACCGCTCATCTGCATCGGTTGCCACTTCGCCGCGCGATCTAAAATCAGGGTATTGCCAGCGTTACTTGACCCAGAAAACTTCTCATTCACCCATGCGGACAACGATTTATATTGATCTGGATTTAAAACGCCATCGACAGAGTACACGCCGGACGGTCTAACGCCGTTTTTGTGTAGATTGCCCACGGCCTCTTCGGTAGACATGGCCAGGCCAATTGCTTCACGAGCGTGCTTAACAATATCAAGACCATACCAGCCCAAATATGACGGGCCTCGAACATGCCAGATGGATTCCTGCGGGAAAACGCGCTTAGTTCCATCTTCCGCCACAACTTCGTAAGTCAAAGCGCCATTATCAAACTTCACTGTGACCGATGACGGCATAAATGGGAATAACTCTACTATTTCACCGCCGATGCGATTAATAAAGCTGTAGTGATTGCCAGTTAAAGCAACATGCCAGCCGATCATTTCACGGTATTCAAAGCTTGTTTGCCAACGATTAGGACGGTTCGCAAGCTTGTCATACAACGGGTGATCGACGGCTTCAGTTCTCGACCGTCCATCCTTTGACTTTCTGCGTAATTTTAGCGGAACTTGCGCGATTCCTTCGCCAATAACGCGGCAACAGGCAAACACTGTGGAAACATCGATAGCGTTATTTACGCTGACATTCTTACCTGTAGCGGATTTGTTGCCGCCAAATATCTCTTTGAACAAATCCAAAGAATCATATTTGCGCTCAAATATGCCGGAAAATAAACTCATTTTTTGCCTGTTGAGTAATGCAGAAGAACGCCGAGCATTAATGCCATGCTACCCATGGCAATATATCCAGCCGGTGCGTATATTTCCCATATTCCGTACGGGATAGCCAAAGCCCCGGCAAGTATCAGAAGATCAGCAAGAAATGATTTCATGCGGCAGATGATTCCCAAAATGATTTTTCTGCATTTGCGGCGCTTGGCATCACGCCGACAGCCATTGCTAGTGCAACCATGCCGTCAATGCGCCCGGATGATTTTTGTTTTGCAAATTTCCTATTACCCGTTGAATCTGTCATTATCGTCGCATTTGAAGCACACATCGTAAGCACCGGATGTTTTCCATGCCGCAATTTATTTCCAAGCAATAGCGATTCAGTTTCGCGCAGTGCTGGCGACATGCTGACAAATCCCTGCCCGAACTCAACGAAACGCTCAAGTTCTTCGTCAGCAAATCCAGCTTTTTCAAGCCACGGCTTCAGAAATTTCATGTTGTACCGGTCGAAAGCAATCGCCCGGACGTTGCAGCGATCAAATACATCCCGCAGATACCATGCAACGTATTCATACTCTATTGATGCGCCAGGTGTTGTCTGTAAAAAACCTTCGTTTTCCCAAATATCGTATGGCACGCGGTCATTTCTAGCTTTTTCAACCAAGCCATTTTTAGGTAGCCAAAACGTGGGAACCACATCAAAACCATTGTCACGTGGCGACAATAGCACCAATGCTGTTAAATCTGACACGCTAGACAAATCAAGACCGCCGTAAACTTCCATGCCATCTATATTTTGTGGCATTGAGCCATTGTTCGCCCATATTTGCCGCGAAACAAAAGGATTTGATGATTCTACGCGCTGATTAAGTATTAGATTTCTAAACGCTGACTCGCGGCTGGGCATTCGCTTCGCTTCTTCAGCTTGCCTCATCACTTCCGATTTATTCATAAAATCGTTGAAGTGAGGATTTGCTAAACGTAT